GTAAAGTTGGTTCGGAAGATGAATATGGATTATCAGACGAAGAAAAAACACAACTACTTTCTGGTATGGAAGATACTATAAAAGACTTACAACAAGAATCAGACAATATTCACAATAAAATAGAATCAGTAAAGGTAAATTAAATGGCTTGGAAAGAGAAAAAATTTACAAATGTTGCTACATCTATACCATTAAGTCGGGGATTTGTCAAAGCAACTGAAATGAGTTCTTTTGTAAATAAACGAATAAGAGATTCACAATATGATTATCACGAAACTGAAGCGTTTGAGGTTACAGAAGTAATATTAAACAAACCTGGAAATCGTGCTAGTGTTAAAGGAACTTTCATAAATAATCCAAATCAACCAATACTTGGTGATGTGGTTAAACCCAAAAACCCTAATATAGTAGCGGTTCCTGTTATCGGTGAACAAGTGGATGTTATAGAGTTGAATGGACAACATTTTTATACAAGTATTATAAACCGTAAAGGTTCTGTTAATGAAAATTCTATACCTGGTGTTAGTGGTGGTTATGTAAAGAATACTAAATATGGTGAAAAATTTGAAAGAAAAAATGTTAAACAACTTGAGATAGGTGAAGGTTGTGTCTTGTATGAAGGCAGGTTTGGCCAGTCAATACATCTTGATGGTCACCATAATGTACCCTCGATAAAGATACGAACAAATATAGATACGGGTGAGGGTGATTTGACTACTGAAAACCTTGATACAGACGATAGTTCAATTTACTTAACTTCAGATGGATTACGTGGAAAATCCTTTGCAGGAAAGAAGATTGAGGGGAAAAATATCATAATAAAATCTGACAATATATTTATTAGTGGGAAGACTATAAACATTAATTCAGAGTCAGGTGATACAATTAAAATGGGAAATCCAAAGTTACCGATGAAACCAACAGTTAGAGGAGATGTCTTACTTAAATTTCAAGCTGACATTACCACTCTTTTGGGTGATATACAATCATTACTTGCAATTCCTGACGCTAAAATCGCTGCTGTAAAAGCTGTTAGTTTACTTCCAAAAATAAAAAATGTAGTAGAAACAGTAACAAAACAAAAATTTTTAAATAAAGAAATACTAGCATCATAAAACAATAGGAGTTATTATGACCAAAAAAGACCTTGTAAAAATAATACGAGAAGTAGTTCGTAGAGAGGTACAAAAAGAAGTTAAAAAGATATTTATAAAGGAAGAAACTTCCCCTAAATTACTAAATATGGTATCTGAAATTAAACAATCGAGTACAGTACCACACACAAATTATACAAAAAACGAAGCTTTAAATAAAATTTTAAATGAAACTGTAGCACTTTCAAAAAAACAACCTACTGAAGAATATCCAACATTAGGTGGTAAAACTTTTGATACAAATAGTATGACTGAATTATTAGGATATAGTAAACCAGAAGAGGTTAGACGGGATATGGTAGCTGTAGATACTATGCAAAAAATGGGTGTTACATCAGAACAAGTACCAGAATCTTTAACAAACGCGTTAACAAGAGACTATTCTAGTTTAATGAAAGCTATGGATAAAAAGAAAGGTAAATAATAAATGTCAGCTTTAGAAAAAGATTTAAACCCTGATACCTATATTGGTTTATCTTTTCCAATGAGAAGAGATAACAATAATAACTTTAAGTTAACAAAGACTTCATTAGAACAAGCTCAACATAATTTAAGAAATTTATTTCTAACTTATCCTGGTGAAAGAGTTGGACAACCTACATTTGGTAGTAGAATACGAGAACTTTGTTTTGAACCGATAGATGATGAATTACCATCTAGGATAGAAGAGGAAGTTAGAAGAAGTGTTTCAAATTGGTTACCTTATATTAATGTACAAGAGGTTAATACTCTTAATGAAGAGGGTGATGAAACTAAAGTTTTTGTACAAGTAAAGTATTCGACTACCTTAAATCCAGACACCTTAGAATCAATAACAGTAGACGCTTCGTACACGGCTACTGCATATTAGGAGTAATTAAATGGCACGTACATCAGTAAAAAAGAATATGGTAAAATCAGTTAATTATATTAACAAAGATTTTAGTGATTTTAGAGATAATCTAATTGAATTTGCTAAAGTATATTTTCCAGATACACACAACGATTTCAATGAAGCTTCACCAGGTATGATGTTTATTGAAATGGCGGCATATGTCGGTGATGTACTTTCATATTATATAGATTCATCTTTTAGAGAATCACTTCTAGCTTACGCTGAAGAAAAAAGAAATATTTACACTATAGCTCAATCATTTGGTTATAAACCAAAAACTACTGCACCATCTTCAGTAGCATTAGATGTATTTCAATCAATACCAGCTTTAAATCAAAAACCAGACCTTAGATATGCACTTAATGTTGAAGCTGGAGCTCAAATAACAGCTGGAAGTACTGGTACAACATTTAGAACGTTAGAAGATGTAAACTTTAAGTTTTCAAGTTCATTTGACCCACGTGAAATAACTATATTAGAAAGTGAAAGTGGAGTCGTAACTAAATTTTTAATAAAGAAAAAAGTAAAAGCTGAAAGTGGTACTATAGTAACAGAAACATTTAGTTTTGGAACAGCTACTAAATATTCACAAATTAAACTAGCTAATCCTGATGTGATTGAAGTAATCTCGTGCATAGATAGTGATAATAATACTTGGTATGAAGTAGATTCTTTAGCTAGAGATACAGTTTTTGAAGATATGGAAGCTAATACATTGAACTCACCAGATTTAGTTGAAGATAGAGAAACAGTTCCTTATATATTAAAATTAAAAAAAGTATCTCGTAGATTTACATCGTTTATTGATGAGAATGACCAAACAACTATCAGATTTGGTGCTGGAATATCAGATAATCCAGATGAGGAAATTGTTCCTAATCCAGATATGGTTGGTTCTAATTTACCAGGTAGTCCATCTAAATTAACCACAGCGTTTGACCCAAGTAATTTTTTAAAAACCAAAGCTTATGGAGTAGCTCCATCAAACACAACTCTTACAATTAAATATTCACATGGTGGTGGTATAGATGATAATGTAAATTCTGGTGATGTAACTAATATATCTAGTATCAGTTATCAAATACAAGATACCTTACTTAACGCTTCTTCAGTTCAAGAATCTAAAGATTCTGTAGCGTTTACAAATGTTAACCCAGCTACTGGTGGTTCATCTGGTCAAACAGTTCGAGAAGTTCGTGAAAGTGCATTAGCGTATTATCAAGCTCAACAACGAGCTGTAACTAAGGAAGATTACATTGTTAGAGCATATGCACTTCCTGCAAAATATGGTAATATAGCTAAAGTTCACTTAGTACAAGATGACCAGTTAAATAGAGATGCTGATTCAATAGATTTAGCAAGAAAAGTTACCTCAGCTGATGTTGAAGCTGGTAGAACACTAAGGTCATTTCAAGCTGGTAGGTTTTTAAATCCATTAGCTATGAATATGTATACACTTGGATTTGATTCAACTAAAAAATTAACAAAAATGAATCAAACAAGTAAAGAAAATTTAAAAACTTATTTATCTCAATTTAGATTAGTTACTGATGCTATTAATATAAAAGACGCTTATGTTATTAATATAGCTGTTAATTTTGCTATATTGACAAAAACTGGGTTTAACAAAAACGAAGTTCTACTTAGATGTGTAAGTGCGGTTCAAGATTTCTTTGATGTTGATAGAATACAGATTGGTCAACCAATTATAGTATCAGATATAGCATATCAAATATCTTTAATTGATGGTGTATCTAGTATTGTTGCACCAATTGAAAATAATACTTCGCCACCCCAAACAATTGTAATTGAAAATAAGTTTAAATTAGAAGAAGGTTATTCTGGTAACTTTTACGATATAAGTAGTGGTTTAATTGACGGTGTTTTATATCCAGCCCTCGACCCAAGTATATTTGAGATTAAATATCCTAACTCAGATATTAAAGGTAAAGTAGTAGGTGATAATCAAGGGATAACGGAGTAAATAAATGCATTATTTTACATTTGCAGATAAAGATGCTACTTTATATGAAAATAGTTCAAGTTTAAATTCAGGTTTAGATGAAATTTTAGAGGTCAGAAAAGATGTTAGTGATACTGGTGCTTTTAAAGAAGTATCAAGAACTCTAATTAAATTTGATTTAAGCTATATATCAGAATCAATAGTTTCAAGATTAATACCAGATTCGGGTAGTAAAGCTGCTAGATTTTATTTAAATCTATTTGACGCGAACCCAACATCTTTAGCGGCATCACAAAGTTTATTTGCTTACCCAGTAAGTCAATCTTGGATTGTGGGTGAAGGTCGTAGTTACGATAACCCTATAACAAAAGAAGGTTGTAGTTGGAATTTTTCACAAGGTATAAATGACGGAACTCTATGGACACCAGAATTAACTGCATCAGGTGCTACTTGGTATCAAAATTACGCAAGTGGTTCAGTTGTCTTTACATCAGGTTCTACAACAGGTAATTCATTTGGTACTGGTTCTAATGACGAGTTTAGACTTACGGTAGCTGGTACTCAATATAACTTTATAGCTACAGCGTCTAAAGCTGAAGATGGAACAATTTCTATACCAACAGATTCCTCACCAGATTTTTTCTTTTCAACTGGTTCCAATACAGCTGAGTTTACTGATAATTTAGCTAGTGAAATAAATAACGCTGACATTGGTATTACTGCTTCGATGAGTAGTACTAGTTCTTCTTTAGGT